TACTTGACCTATCTCCTCGCGTAGCCAGTGCTCTACTTCATGGAGGCCCTGCTTGAGTCTCATGTACAACGTCTGGAAGGTGGCAACGGTGATGACTCGTGGCTGCCACTCCCCATCACCGATGAGGCCTATCACGTCTTGGTCGGCAAAATCCTTCATGCTCTCGCCAAGGTCTAGCGTCTTCATGAACCGCTCAGCCGCCTGGTACATCAGGTCTTTGCGATGCACGAGCACCAGACCAGGCCGGCCGATGCGCCTGGTTAGTTCGATGAAAATCTCGGTCTTCCCAGCCGCTGTTGGGTGCCACACCACGCCGCGCTCTCCGGTTAGCGCCTGACTGACGGCATCCTGCTGGTGCTCTCGTAACTCTACGTTGGTGTGGAGCTCGGATAGTCTAGTGTCACGGGGTAGGGGCTCTGGCCGGGTGTCCACTACCTCTACGTCGATGCCCTCTGCCGCTAGCCTCTCGACCAGCCAGGGCACCAGGCCCGCAGGGAACCGCCCCTTGGCCTTGATCAGGTGGACTATGCCATCCCAGACGCCAAGTTTGAAGGCCCGAGAGTAGGTATAGCCCTTCTGTTGATAGGACAGCACCTCTCTAGCTTGGTAGAGGTTTGGCCCCTCAAACTGAGCCCAGGTGTTGGTGAATGTGATGGTGTTACGGGGCACAGGGTTATTCTACCACACTACCGAAGCCCATAGGTTTTTGTTGGCTGCCCTTTGCTCTAGTGTATCCTTCTGCGGCTGCATAGAGCTCGGCTAGTGTGCTCTTCCTCCCCTTGGTGCTTGTGGGCCTCACTTTCCGTTCCTTGAACCACGCTTTGGCCTCTGTGCCGGTGAACGGTCGGAACTCTACTTCACCAGCGCAGCGGCCTGGGCGCCCCACCGCTGGGTGTAGCTTGCCTAGTGGCTCGTTCGTCGTCACGAGCGTTACAATCTTCAACCCCTGCCCGATCAGCCCGTCTGCAAGGTTGAGGAACCGGGACAATGCCTGCCCCTCCCGTTGTCGGGCGTCCTCCGCTAGGAGCTCGCCCGCGTCTTCCAGTATCAACAGGCGCCACTTACCCGCCTTGGCCAGGGGGTGTGTCATTCTCACTGCCCCCGTCCCCGTTTTGGTTAGGTAGGCTGGTTCGTCTACGGGGGTCATGATGACGTTCATCATGTAGCTTGCCGACCCAAAGAAGGCTTCCGGGTCAGTGATGTAGTCAGGTTCACACCAGTGTCGCCAAGCGTAGGCGAGCGCTCGGAGGGCAAAAGTTTTGCCTGTTCCTGGCGAGCCATGCCAGAGTATAAGTTGCCCCCCACGGGCGGGCTTGAAATCTCCCATTAGCGGGGCCAAGAGGCCGGAAACGGTCGGTGGGTAGTTGCTAGCGATTTCTTCCCAGGGGGGTATACTCAAGCGCCGAGATTGTGTGGTGGCCCCGCCGTTGGGTGATTGCATCCAGAACCGTACTTGTACTGTCTTGTCGTCTTGGGGGGTGGCGACGGGGAAGCACGCTAGTAACTCCTTTACAAAGGCTTGGTGTTCCTTGGTGTTTCTGTGTGAGAAGGCTGTAGTAACATAGAGGTTGGCGTGGTTATCACATGACACCCAACCAAGGCCGTCCTTAAGTGCGATCAACATAGAGGTACTTCCTGCATCCTGGCTTGTAAAGCTCTTGCATCTGTCCTCGCCTAGGGTGGCTAGCTTCTCGGCATAGAGCTGGTCTGGGTCGCCCGCCCAAGAGCTTTGTTGGATGAATACCCTGTTGTCCATGAGTGCCCAATGGACGAAGAGATGCCAAGGTAGGGCGCTACTTTCTACGCTGGCGATGTCTAGGGTCTGTGGTATGGAGTGATCCATGTTTAGCCCTCCTGGGTGTAGGATATCAGCCCCTCGGCCGCTAGCTCTTCGAACGCGGCCCGGATGGCTGTCTTCGATGACCGACACACGCGCACCAGCTCCTCTAGGACAATGTTGCTACCGGGTGCTAGCCCTTGTAGGTGGGTGAACAGAGCGTAAGCTACAGGCGACATCTAGGATTTTCCCACCACGCAGAAGATCATGAAGGCGAAAGCCGCCAATACGTACAAGGCAACTACACCTAGGGCTAGGACGATTGCAAGTGTTTCCATGTTAGGCCCCTCCTCCTCTCATTGAGAGAGAATCGCGTATGGCTTGACGTTTCCGGTAGCACTTGGCCGGCCCCTTGAGGCACAACCAGAGCCCCTTGTACTCACGGCAGAGCCGATCAGTGTGGCACCCGTCGCATCGGTGCAGCTCGTACTCTTGTTCGTTAGTCATTGTAGCAACGCCTCTCACTCGTTTGCTATGAGGTGGCCGCTTTCGTTGAGCCGCCACCACCCCGAAACTTCCTTGACTCTCTGATTGCCGCACTCGCAGCGTTGAGCTATGAGTGTAAGCGGTCGTCTGCGTCCCGCCCTCGTATCGGTTGCGTTTTCTGTGGCTGTATTCTCCCATCTATGGTTGAATGGAAAGTGTGTCATGCTACCTCCTCTTTCTCAAAGGTCGCGCACGTCGCACACGACTGGCCAACCCACCTGTGAGCACAGAGGGCGATGGATGCCCACGGGCAGGGTACGATGTCCCTTACCCGCTGGGCGCAGTGTGTGCAGTACGCTGTGGTCTCGCTCTTGTTCATTTCTACAGCTTCACCGGGACAGTGACGAAGGGAGCATCCCCCACGCCCGGCCTTCGATTCGGGGGTAAAGGCCCACTGCTGGAAGGGCTTGAGTTCTACCTGTCGCCGGGGTGGGTCGCTGAAAGCCTCGCACCTAAACAGGTGGTACATCGGGGCCTTCTCGCTGAACCCAGCGTATACGATGCGTCCCTTCCCATGCTCATGGTTGTGCATCAGGTCGGGCGGGCGGTTGTTCAGCTTGACCTCTGGCGTCCAGCGCGGGTTACTCATTGGCATTTTGTGCTGCCCCCTATCCTGTGTAGTCGAATGCTAGATGCCCGATGAGTGCCACGAAGGTAGCGACCTCCCACCATGCTTCCTTGAGGCCAGCTTTTACTTCTGTGCAGTGATCGCATGCGCCTTTGATTGCCCCGGGAAAGTGCCTATACTTGAGCACCTGTACCATCCGGCGGGCGTCGGTCAACAGGTGAACGAAGAGGAAGGCCCCGGCCAGTATCAACAGGCCGTCACTGAGGGTCATGCTTCGTCTTCCTCCTCAGGGCAACAGTCGTCGGCGTCGTCTTCGAAGTCGTGTTCTATGTCACACGATCCGCATATGAAGACGAACGTCTCGTAGGCGGTAGCGCAGCAGCCAAGAGCATCTAGCTCATCTGGAAAGACGCTGTTACAGCGGGAGCATTCGAACCGCTTCTCTGTTATCGTGTTGACCATGTTGTCCTCCTAGATACCCGGTCGACGCTAATCGACGTTTGCCTGAATCTCTGGCTCACTGGCTTTGGTTTTCGGTTTGGCCGTCCGACGACCTCTCATCTCTGCACGCTGGAGGCAGTGCTCGCAGAAACATGGCGGCTGCTTCCGTCGTAGGTTGTGGGCCGCTTGCCCATGTACGTCACAGTAGAGCCCGTCCTTCTCTGAGTAGGTGGCCCTACTCGTGCAGAGTAGGCGACATTGCTTAGCCATTGTCAGTCTCCCGTCTCGCCAGCCTCTCGGCGCGCGGTGAACGTGTCCATCCAGTCAGCGACGATCAAGCCCGCCTTTTGCTCGCCGCCGGGTGTGTCGTTCATATCGAACTCTTCAATAAGGTAGGGCGCGGCTCCCCACATGTTAGTGGCGCCTGACCTTCGCAGGGCATCAAGGTAGGTGTAGAACTCTAGCTCGTACTTCGTCTCTGTTGCCATGTGTCTTACCCCCTAGTGTAGGTCTGCTCTACATCGGTACGGCCGCGCCGCAGATCCATCGGGAGTGTACCCGTCCAGACGACGCAGCGAACGTACTCACAGCACCCGTAGTGGTCGGGCTTGTGTGGCTTGCTGGCGTCTTTCGGGCGGCGAAGGGTTATTGGTGTCTGCATGTTCTGCCTCCTATAGGTCGCCGGCCGCTCGCAGCGCACGCTCGGCCGCTCGCAGCAACAGGCGCCCGCTTGCGCTCTGGGGTGTGGCGGTGTCGCTTAGGTAGGCAACCGCCCGCTCAACCGGTGTATCGGTTGCTAGCACTAGCCGGGCGTAGCCAAGCATCCCATCGTTGTTGTTCGCTGTTACGTGCTGCCCAGAGAGTAGTTCCGCAAGGTCGCGCTCGCGTTCGGTCGGGCCATGTGACGGCATGTCGAGCACTGTGCGTACTGTCTGGACGGCTTGTGTTGCTGTGTAGAGTGCGTCGTCGATAGCCATTTCGTACCCGTTGGGGTGTTCGTCGCATGGGCACTCCCCCAATAGTATCATGCTAGCGATCTGTTCGAGCTTCCGGCGTTGTTCTGGCGTCATGGCTTCCTCCCTATACTAAGCGTAGGATGATGCCTGCACTAATGAGTATGGCGATCCCCACGCCTGCTCCCCACCCGGCCAGCTCTAGCAGGCGGGTGAACTCTCGTTGATAGTCCTCTTCGCGTTTGTACATTGTCGTTCCCCTAGTAAAGCACTCTTAGCCTGTTGCGTAGGGCGTCGAATACGTTGCGGGATAGGTTAGTGGGGGGATGGAGGCGTTGGCCGGCCCCACAACGGTCGCATGAGCCTCTTAGGTTGCTCTGCTCGGCCGGCTGCGGCTGTTCCTTTGCCTGCTGGTCAGTACGCATGTGGGGCGTTCCTTTCATTTTCTAAGTGAAGCGGGAGCGGCGCTCGCCGGGTACTCGTGCAGCCGAAAGGGCCAATCCGTGGCCCACTCCCGCCTCTACTCTACTAACGCAGTACCCTCTCGATTGTTACTGGGCGAGCAGGGCTTCGTACTCTGTGAGCAACCCACGGGCCGCATCGCGCTCAGTAATGAGGGCGTCTACGTCTTCGAGGAGGGCGAGCACGAGCCTGTGCGCGTGGTCGCTACCAGCAACCCATTCTCGAAAGCTAGGCTCACCTACGTTCCAGTTTTGGCGGAGCCAGCGCCTTTGCTCCGCCGTCGTCGGCTTGGTGATGCGCTTAGTCATCCCAGGCACCGTGTATTCTTCGAGTGACGATTCCTGCACCTTTGCCGATAAGTCGCGTGAGCGTTGCTGCATCTGCCTGTGTAGGATTAAAGACCCGCACGGTAAGGATTGCGTCAACCCCTCTTGATATGCCTTTTTCAAGACTCATCTTCGTTAGTGTGCCAAACACTCTGTTCATACTGTCTCCTCTCTTGCTATTGTAAACCCGCAGCTAGTACAGCGCAACCTATCATCCGGCGTGAAGGCGAAGGCCCGATACGCTCGCTCGACCGGGCACAGCATCGGTGTCTGACCTGGCTTACACTTCGGCCCTCGGTAGTCCTTAGGGGCTCGCTTCCGTCGCTGGATGGGGAAGTCAGGCATCACGCACCCTTGACCATTCCCTTGCCACCTCTAAGCTCAGCTCTGTCACTCGCAGGCAGAACATTAGAGGCAGGTCAACCGTGGCCCATAGCAGGGCTAGGCCAACGGGCATCCTCGCTTCCGGCGGTCGGTATGATTGCCAGTGCCCAGCGGTCATCATGCGTCTTCCTCTTCCTCGTAGCGTGCTATCCCGCACCACTTACACGTAACCGGCGGGCCTGGATAGCCATCGTCTCCGTAGGTGGGGCGGCAGGTGTGCCTTCCGTTTTCGCAGTCCACTCCGAATAGGTCGCCGCCCCAGTTAGGCATCGGGCTCTGCCTTGGCGATGGCCGCGCGGGCACTAGCGAGGCTATCCATATAGGCTGCAATTTCGAACGGTTCGTCACCCTCAAGGGCGTCTGGTGGTACAAGGCGACCGATTGCTTCTAGTGTAAAGCGTAGCCCCTCCAGCAGCGCCGGAGCGGCTGCTATGAGCTGGGCAATCTTCTCGTTGAAGGCGTGGGGTCCAACAGGCGACACTGCAACAGGATTCCCGTCACCGCCGATGATTTGCCAGTGGCATGAGCCGTTGCCAATATCATCGAACTCAGCTTTCCACGGCCTTGGTGCCGCCTCTATGCGGGCGCGAAGTTGCGCTTGGTTCTCGACTTGGAGAATGTCCCGCCGCTGGTAGACCCGCTTGCCTACGTCCATATCGAGGACGATTCCCAGGAAACCTGACGTGAGCCACGTCTTGCCGAATGCTTGAATGTGCCGCTTCCCTACGTCAGCCTTAGTGATCGTGTAATAGCCCATCGTTCCTAACTACCTCTCTGCACTGAATGTGAAGATATGGAGCAGTTTGCCGTCGCGCTTTACCTCAACGCTACCGTGCCCGTCAGCGTACACTGTAGCCCACGCGAACGTTCTCCACGTAGCGGCTTCGGCCTCAACATGGCCGTGGCCTAGCCGCGTAACTGGGGTATTCTGTGGCCCTCCGTGGCGCTGGTATCCTCGTACTTTCCCTCTTGTTGCTGCCATTGTCTCTATCCTCCTACTAGTCTCGTGGACTTGGCGGTATTCCGTATCGGTAGTCGATCACGTTAGCCTTGTGGTGCCGCTCCCAGTGTAGCCCACGGTGCTCAACACAGATAGCCTTACCGCAGAGGTCACAAGTGCGTAACCCCTGTAGCTGGCCCTCGCTGTGGTATCCTCCGATAGTGCAGTACATTCTACCCTCCTACTAGGCGTTAGCTACCTCTAGCATACCCTCGATAGCGGTCTGATCTTCGGCCCATGCGTTAGCATCTATCGACGCTTCCACTGCTTCCCATGAGCAGAGGTATTCAACCTCACGCTGTAAGCATCGCTCAAACAGCGCCCACTTGTTCAGGGTGATTGCGTCCCAACCCTCAACGTCTGGGAGCAGCGAGCGCATGGTCACTAGCCCACGCTCCAGCTTAGGAGCGATAACTAGCCAACCGCCCGAATGGCCCTCACTATACACTACGCAAGGCCCGAAGTAGTGTTGAGCTACCTCTTGTGCAGACTCCCAGAACGACCCTTGATGGGACTCAAAGGCGAACTCTAGGGCCTGCTGTGCTGTCTCTTCCGAGCAGCCGAAACGTTCGACTACTTGATCGATAGTCGGGAACGTCCGCGACTTGACGTTGACGGCGGGTTGCCCATCACCGAAGCCTGATCCGTGCTGTTCTACGTCCTGTTTCGTGTAGCCTTTCATGTTCTACCCTCCTACTCCTGATCCAGTCTTTCGAATAGTGCAGGGTGAATCTTCCGGGCCTCTGCCTCGCTAATTCGGCGACAGTAGCGGTGTAGGTGGTCGCCGGAAACCCCCGTACTAGCAACGGGACTGTTGGGCTCATAGGAGACCGCTCCCAGCGCCTCGACTACGGGACCTAAGCGGCCAAGGTATCGTGTGCTAAATGTAGCTAGTACGTTCCCGTTACCCTTGCGGGCGCGCTTGTCCTTAGGTGTGCTATGTTCAGCATAGAATCTAACGTCTTTCATGCTACCCTCTTTACTCCTATCTACTATGGATACGGTAGCCGCTCTTGTTCTCGCATTAGGCGCTGGTGGCAGCCACGGGAACAAGTGTCTACGCCGACTCTTGGCCTTAGTAGGTCTAGCTTTGCATCGCAGATCACGCAGCGATCTATATCCTTGGCCTCGTGTCGGCAATATGTGTCCCTAGGTTTCAGGGCGTGTGCTAGGTTGTGTGCGTTTCGTTCCATTAGTCTACCTTTACTACCTAACACCCGCTACCCTCGCTCCCGAAGGTATCTACCCGCAAGAGCCCTGCTGCAAGGGGTACACAGCACCCAGCCCTCGCATATCCGGCAGCCTGTGACACCACAACTTGAGCCACATCGGCCACACCCACGCTCCTGTTTGAACATCGTCCGTTCCTCCTACTCCCATCTACTAACGCGCTCCTCTTGCCTAGTCGTCAACGTTTGCTAACTCAACCCGTACGAACGCTGAACTATCATCTACGTTGAAGGCACAGAGCTTTAGGCTGTGCAGGAATCGCTGTGTCTCTTCAGTTATCTCCGCCTGTAGATCAGCTGCGGACTTGGCCGAGAGTATGAACACCTCGGCTATCTCAAGCGTCATCATGCGTAGCTGCATCAGGTTCTCCTCTCACTCTTGCTCCTATCTACTAACGCGCGAGTTGCTTGCGCCTTACAATCGGGATGCGCTGCTCAACTTGGCGCCCCTCAATCACTGTCTCTACGTCCTGACGCTCGGCCTCCGTCCAGTCGGCGGTCAACGCTCGCAGGCGCTCGGCTGCGTCGGCCTTGGCCTTGTCTTCTATCCATTGTGTAAGCCTGAACATCGTCTAGTCCTCCTCGCAGCCCGTCGCCATCCGGGTCGACACCATGTAGGCGTCAAGCGCCGTTGCTTTGTGCTCAATCCTCGCCACCTTCTCTGCTAGGCGCATGAGCCGGGTGCTTTCGCCGGCCAATTCCCCTGCGAGCTTGGCGATCTCTCGCGCTAGTGGTGACATCTTCCGTAGCGTGGCCCTAGTCTTCCGTGGCATCTTCGACCTTCTCCCGGCTTATGAGGTCACGTGCATTAGGTGAGCACCTAGGGCAGGCGTAGACCCTCCGCTCGTGCATGTTGTGGCGCGAGGCGAGGGATTGACGCTTGCGCCGCCCATACCCTTGGTCGCGCGGTGTGGTGGCCATCGTTCCTATCCTCCTACTGCTCGCTAGGCTGTCTAGCCCGGCCGCTCGCCTCTACCAGCTGCTGCTGATGGAGGCGCGTGGCGGGGTTAGGGTGTGATGAATCCGTGCTCGTCCAGCTTGAGGCCCGCCTTGCGAAGTGCCGCCCGCTCCTCTTGTTCGCCACACATCAGGCATACTTTAGGGCCAGTGCATGGAATGGTGCCATTGTAACGGAATCCCAGCTCGTGAGAGCATTCCTTGTCTCGTTCCCTTGGGTTGAGCGCAAACCTTTTCTTCGCCATCTCTCTACCTCCTGCCTAACTCAGCGCGTCGATGCAGTCCTGGCACTGTGCGCTAGGCCGTTGGTGGCCACAAGTGCGGCCCTGATTCGTGGGTGGTTGGAGGATGCACAGCAAGGTGTAGGGCCGGTCGTATCCCTCTTCTAGTAGGTTCGGGGATACTTGTGCTTGAATATTGGACATTGTCTACCCTCCTGCTAGTGGTGAGCTTGCTTCTTGTGAGAGGCACGGCGGGCGGTGGCGGCTAGACCCAGGCTGGGTGGTTAGGCTTGCGTCTCGTTGATCTGGTTGACCTTGACTAAGCATGGGGCGCAGTATCGCTTACCTTCTATCCGTGGGGTGTTAGGGCAAGGTGTCTGCCCCCCGCCATCGCAGCGATTGTGTATGTCGAATCTGGCCCGGAGTTCTTCGTCATTTACGCGGTCTACCGGGTCGCCACTTTCGCGGTACTGTGGGCAGGCCGGGTTGTGAGCACCGTATCGGATGCTGAATCGATCCTCTTCTGGCATTGTTGCCACCCAGCAGTTGCATAGTATCTGGGCTAGCTCGCCGCATCCTATCGGCTCTTGATCCATTCCGTTCATTGTTAGACCCTCCTGTTTCACGTCTGGGGAGTCTAACCGCCCGCCCGCCATCCCTCTCGTTCCGTCTATTTTGTTGGTAAAGGTGGGAGGAGCGGCAATTCCCCTTTCGGGCGGCCTATTCATCCTTGCGGCTCTTATCACTCGCTCCTCTGACCCTAGTATCGGCCGGGATGTGGCGTTCTGAAGGCCCTAACGCGGCAATCTTCGGTTTATTGCACCTCATAATGGGTTGTAGGCCACAATGGGTTGTAGGGTACTATAGGTTTACGTAGGTTAGGGGCGATAAAGGCGTGTAGGGTACAATGGGTTGTAGGGTACAGGGGGTTTATGAGGGCTGCACTGCTGCGGTAAGCTGAAGCCTCTTACTGGCATCGCGACCGGCGGTTTTATTTCAACCCCTCGGCCGCGTCTCCCTTGAGGAGGGTCGCTCCTCATAGGGTTAGTGCAGCCCTCACTACCTACAACGCCCTGCCACCCCCGGCGTTACAGCCCCCATCAGCGGCCCTGTGGTGGTGCTGGCCGCGTGGTAGGTGGCGGGGTGGTGAAGACTTGCCGCCATGTGGGGCCGAGCCGTGGTGAAGACTTGCCGCCATGTGGGGCCGAGCCGTGGTGTTGACTCTGAGCAACAGACGTGGTACTACCACGTATCTATCCAAGTACGTCTACCTAGCGAGCTACGTCCTCTCGTACTCCAACGTTAGGTCGATTGTAGCCTAAGCCTACCGGCTTATGGCTCTAGTAAAGCTTTCTGGGATAGTACGGTTACGGGATGCGATGGTTCTGGACGGCGACGTTGTTATGGTAGTGGGGGGTTATGATGGTCAAACCCCACACTCAGCGAGTGAAAAACTGACCAAAAGCTCCCAATTGTGCTATACTAGAAATAGAAAAACAGAGAAAGAGGAGCTTAGGAGGGTTTTATGACTACCGCAGACAAGGGAATTACTAGGGAGTGCACGGCGAGGGTCTTCATTGGGGGGCACCTCATCCTATTCCACTGGGCGGACAACGAGCAGTTGGTCGCTGTGGATGAAGGGGGCGGGTTTTCAACCTTCTCTGCCGGTGCTTGGGGCGAACTCATTCGCAGCATAGAAGAGCTGAGGTTGGAGAAGGCCCCTTGTACAAAGTGTGGCTCAGTGAAAAATTGACCAAAGGCCAAAATGAGAGAAATCAGCGGCGCCGGCGCCAAAATCGAGCAGTGGCGTGAAGTGCCAGCCGAAGCAACATTAGCTCCAAAAACACGAAAAACAGCAATATTGGGGGCTAAGAGGTTGAATATGGCTGGTTTTGGCTCTTGAGCGAGGCGTTCGCCGCCTCGGTGGCGTCCGCGCTCTTGATGTAGGTGACGAACGTTTCGTTGCAGAGTGCCCATTTGCCCCTACAGATGCGTACGAGCTCAACTGCGTAGGCGCCCCCTAGCCCTCGGAGCACTCGGACGACCAGAGCGCAGACGAGGCCGCTTCGGTTTAGGCCCGCATCGCAGTGTACCAGCACGCGACGGCCGGCTCTCAGGGCGCCGCAGACCCAGTTGACGGTGCGCCAGAGCTGCTCGAGGTCTGGGAGGCGCCCGTCGTCGAACCCCCACTGGAGGTACTCAGAGACGGAACGTTGGATTTTCTCTGGGTCTGGGTAGTAGGAGAGGTTGAGGATGACATCAATCTTGTTCTCCTCAATCCTTTCGGGGTGGTCTCTCATCTCTCCTGACTGCCACAGGAGGTTGGGGATGATGGGGGAGGGGGTGTCATGATCCATACCTCAGTCTACCACACTTGACAACCTTCAGCAACCGTGTGTATACTGAACCTACGGGGTGGAGCAGCGGCAGCTCGTCAGGCTCATAACCTGAAGGTCGGGGGTTCGAATCCCCCTCCCGTTACCAAGAGTATCCAGAGTGCACGCCTCGGTCGGATGGCTCGTATGGGCCAGCGAGATCAGCCGAGGCGTTGTGCTATACTAAAGTAGGAGGTACATCATGCGTAGAGCAGGCCACGATCCCAACGGTACGTACATGGTTGGTTACAGCAAGACGGCACGGACGCGCTACCACAAGGAGCTAGGCTTCACTGGTTGGGCGCGGTGCGCCTCTCTCTCAATGAATGCGCGGTTTCCGGCCGACCATGAGGATTGGCTGACTGCCGAAGCTCCCCATCTGTCCCGTTGCCCCAAGTGTTGGAGCTCTTGACGCCCGCCGGCCACTTGGGGTATAGTGAAGATGGAGGTGAAAGACATGAACGAAGAACCCACCGATGAACCCAACACGCCAGGTGACGAAACAGGCCCCCTTGTCGGCCCCCGCGACGTGGAAGAGCCAGTAGAGGTGGCAGAAGAACTGCACGCAAGAATCCAAAAAGCGGTAGATGAGGTCATGAACGAGCGGGGGGAAGAACCACGAACAACTGGGCAGGAAGCTCTGACGGAGGCCCTGAAGAGGCTCGAGGGGTACGAGCTGAGGGCGACGAAGCCACTCCAGCGTTTTGACCTTGCAATTGTCTTCTCGACCTTTCATGAGGGCAGGATAGGTGTTGTAGAGATCGAAGCCAGAGAGCTGGTTAAGAGAATACGGGGAGGGATCGCCTCTACCTTCATCCTCACGGGTGTGGGGCGGGTTACAGCAACGGCTCGAACGGATTTCCAAGTTGATGAGCCGGAGGAAGTGTAAATGCCCATCCAGACCTACTATTGCTCTAAGTGCGACGAGACCTTCGAAGTGGAGGCCCCCATTCATAAGCCACCACCGAAGCAGATACTGTGTCAGAATAGTCTACACCAGGCCGAATGGCGGCCGCCGACTGGTGTTGGGATGGTGATGAAGTAATGGCCCCAAAAGAAAAACCGCCGAAGTTTCCCGAACCCGGGAAGCGTCTGTACCCTACGTGGAAGGAAGAGCAGGAGCGCCGCGCGTTCGAGAAGAAGTACGGACGCCAGGGAGAGAGGAAAAGTGTCTGATGGGCGAGGGACGGACAATCTACAGTGAAACGATTCCTGGCGACGGGGAAAACTACCATTGGCCTGCCACGTTCGACTACTGTGACGGCTACGTGGGCCTCACTCAGTCACAGTCTGTTAAGGGGGAGCAGGAGTTTGTCGAGCTTGCCGTTCAGCGAGTGCTGCTCTCACGCAAACAGGTTCGAGAGCTACTTGCGTTCATAGGGAGAAACAAGAAATGAAATACGATTTCGTCGTCGACGCTAAGGGTAAGGGAGACTTCAATACCTTGCAGGGGGCGCTAGCTGCTGCTTCGGAGGTGGAGTGGCGCCGAAAGGTGCGGATTCTTGTCAACGCAGGGCTCTACAAGGAACGCCTAAATGTGATTGATGCCAATCGTATAGAGCTCCATAGCGGGCCTGGGAGGACTACCTTTGTGTGGGACGAGCCTGAATGAGCCAAGATAGTATTATCGTAGAGTGTGCAGCGCGGGATCATGGTTTGGCGTTGCATTTGGATGAAGAGGATGGGTGGCTCTATCTTTCGGTCTACATCAGTGAGTTCTATAACAAGCAGCATTCATGTTTCGAACGTTGGTGGGAGCGAGTGAAGCTCGCTGCGACAGCGCTTCTGGGTCGTGACTATCTCCTTGAGGAGATTGTGCTGGAGCCGGAGGCAATACGGGAACTCGCTGAATTTCTGGCAGAGAGCAAATCATGAGCGCCGAGCAGTCCAAGAACGAAAAAAAGCGTATCAAGTATGCCTTTGAGTGCGCTGTTGGTGACCTAGTTTGGGGCCGGCGGGAGCGGGCTGAGGCTAGTGGTGAGGAGACTATTGACATCTCCGATCTGAACCACGACTTGCTGCTGCGCTTCTTTACTTCTGGGTGGAAGTGGGGAAAGACCGAGCGGCCGGCTATTTGTCCTACTTGCTGTTCTGCGACCGTTCCCGAGGAGGAGACGGACTAGACTTGCTTTCTTGCTCTGAGTCTGGTACTCTGGTATTAGACAAGGAAAGAAGGGGAGCAAGATGCCCACGAAGACAAAGACCGATACCCCCACGCGCACCGAGACGAACGTTGACCCGGACAAATTCTACAATCCAGAGCGGCTTTGTCCGTCTCAGCGCGACGACGCCGAACGGTTCAGCCGGCCGTAGCGATGGCGCTCAGCAATGGTGCGTCAATTTGCTAGACTTCCTCAGGAATTGGCGGATGAGCATACCTTGCTCGCCCAGAAGTATGCTGGCGCCCTTGTAGGCCACCCCTACCGAAACGTCCAACAGACCCCCCTCGTTACGGTTGACCGCAGCCGGCGCTGGAAAGAGCTGTCAGTGGTGGCGGATGACTGCATTTTCTGTGTGCGGTTGACTGACGAGGAGGCCATCCGCCGAGTCGCGGGCTACCAGCACCAGCTTGACATCGAGAGTACCCGGTCAAAGATGATGCACTTTGCTGCGTGGCACGCGGGTGGTGCAGCCGAGGGTGTCCCTGAGCCCGATGAGGAACGGAGTGTGGCTAACCTACGCCGCTTCGTTGAGCTGTTTCAGGACATGCCTACGGAGAAGAGGCCGATAGGTTGGCGCCTCCGTCCTCTTCCCTTCATCACGCTACCCCTGCGGTTGAAGCGTAAGCTCTGCGTGGAATGGAACCATTGCTACTTGAAATGGATGACTCAAGAGGGCGTGCAATACGACTTCGAGACCCGCGAGTTCTATCGTGAAGTGTCCGAAGCGTCTGACCCTATTGAAAGTGATTAGGGATGCCCCGGGCGTTCAAGCAACTTCGGCTGACGCTAGCCATGTGCGGGGGGCTACGGGAGGCCATTCGCCCTCTGGAGGAGACTTCTCACTCTCCTGCGGCGGTGGTGGACTTCTGCCGGCGCCTCTACCTTGCCCTCTACTCTCTTGAAGCCGACCCCGAGCTGGGGGCTGTTGATTTTCCCGTCAGCGAGGACGAGATCATGATTATCAACAACTTCCTCTCTGCTGAGGACGGCGACTGGGCTGGTCAGGTCTTGGCCCAGACCCGTCAGGTGCTGTTCGAGCTGACCACGGGGAGCGAATCCGTCTTGCTGGCCTCGGACAAGGACGTGGCGGCGGCGCTGGATGCTGTGGTGCTGCCCCCAGGCAAGAACCCGCCGGATGTGGTATAATAAGAATGTAGGTGTTGGCTGGAGGCCAGCACGGAACCCGGGGTTTGCATGGATGTATGGCCAGTGATAAGAGCCCCATAAGGCTCTCCCGCAAGGGTAGCTGGCCCTTTGTCCTTCCGAGGGGTGTAGCGTAAGCGCTACACCCCCCTTGCACTCTTACCCCCATTTTGGTACACTAAGAGTGTGATGAATGAGTGGAGAATGTTCCATACCGAGGGCGACAGTGAGTGCGAGGCTTGCGTCTACCCCCCAACGTCTTGCGATTGCGGCGGGCTGATTCATACGCACTTCGCCTCGGAGCTTGATGCAGTGGAGGCGCATTGCGACAAGTGCTCGGTAGTGGAGAGACCAGAACCCGTGGAGGTAGAGTAGATGCCTGAAGATCGTGCCAGCCGTCAGCGAATGCGTAACCGCCGCCAGTCCGTGCGCCAGGCACAGGCAGCCACGCGAACAGCGTTGAGCGAGCTCCCTCCTTCTCAGAGGAGTCGAATAGGGACGGCTACTCGCCCTATCTTGAGGCAGACGCAGGAGTTTTTGGCCATTTCTACCTCTCCTAGCATCACCTTTGCTACCGGGCCATCAGGTCGGCTTACCGGTTCCACCCGGACTATACGAGGTACCGCTCGCCATGAAGTTGCCCACCACTTGGGTGCTGGCCATACGGCGATACGGGCCGCTACTGGGGGATTGGGGGGTCTGTCAAGACAACAAACGCAGCGTGCTGTTCGGGCACAAGCACTTCCCCCTGCCCAGCGCCTCCAGCGGGCGGTGAAGACTACAGCAGCCCGTCGGAGTAGGAGACCTCCATTCCCTTTTGGCCCTCGACCCGAGTTTAGGGGGTTTCAGACCCAACAACTGGTGAAGGTGGCGACAACGGGTACTTCTACGCAGCAGAGCCGCGCTCGAGAACAGATGAGACGCCTCGGTCGTCGACTTCGTGGCCGGGTAGACTTCTAGGAGGTGGAGTAAATGAGTGGGTGTACTACCAAGCCGACTACGGTTAGGGAACGGGTGGAGTAGATGGGCGTACATTATGGAGTGGATCGGTGCCTGCGCCCAGCTCCGCCACAGAAAAGACCGCGCTCAGGTCAGCCAACTGTTCAGTGTGCCCTACACACTCCACATGAAGCTCATGGCGGTGTCGGCGTACAAGAAGGTTGGTGCCCTGGACTAACAAAGGTTAACGTGGAGGCGTTGTAGATGCCTGCTCCTACCTGGGCGAAGAATCTTCTGAACCGCGTGGTGGAGGACTACCATATTCGTCCTCCTGCCTTTCACTGGCGGCGCCGGAAGGAACGCTTCTCTGCTGGGAGCTGTACGCTGGACGGTAAGGTCGTCACGGTGACGGCCGGCACGGACAAGATGGACAGCCGGATTACCCTTCTTCATGAGCTGGCTCATCTCATCTTACTTCGTAAGGTGCGGAGCTATCGGGGGGAGCACTCGGAGCAGTTCTATGGTTTCCTCTGGCCTCTCTTCCGGCGCTATCGCATCCCCGTGCGGGCGGCGCTGGATAGCGAGGGTTACTGTCATCGAAAGACTATGTTGGCTACGTACAAGAGGTCGGGCGGCCGCCTGAAGGTTGTGTAGATGAGCACCTCAAACATCCATGGGTTCCGCACATTCCATGTTGTTCGATGCTCGAGGACAGGTGATCTTACTCTAGCGGGGTCGGCAGGAATGCATCTGCATTCCCGGGTTCAGCGGCCCGCAGAGTGTCGGGGCATTTCCCATGCCATGTGGATGACACAGACGGCACGCGACCGCTTGGCGGCCTATGCGAAGCCAGGCTCTGTTCCGCATAAAGAGCCGTCGCCAGATTGGGATTGTACCTGTGGGCACTACTTCTTCCGCACTTTCGAAGATGCCTGGACATCCCCCAGCCAGATTTACGTGCATGTGACTTGTCTGGAGCGTACTGTCCTCCATACGGGTGGGGGGAGGACAACCCAATACGCCGTTGACTATCTGCTGCTGCCTGAGAAAACGGATACGAAGGTTTACGTGCCTTTGGTGAACTCCGGCGTGATCGCCAACCAGTGGGGCTACTTTGGAATGCCTACGGATTCGTTTGTCCAGACCGAGGTGATGGAGGAGATTGCTGCCAGTCTGGGTGTTCCCATCTTGGAGCGGCACGACATGGAGGGATGCCCTGTGTGCCTAGTTGCTAATTCGTGGAGGAAACCGGAGGAGGTCACCAAGACGATGCGGCACGCTTGGTTTGGAGAGGGGTACAGAGAGTAATGTCCCGTAGAATTGGTACACCTTTAGTTGAAGTCGCCGGCCGGCCGAGGATTATGCCCAAGACCCTTCCTCCACAGCCTACGCCTGAGCCTGAGCAGGCGCCGGTGGAAGCGCCCGAGAAGAAAGAGCCCGTCACCGTGGGGGCGGAGGGGGGTTGAGGTCGTTGCTTAAACTCCTCACATGTTGGAAGCACCGACGGGCTATACGTGCGGGGCGAAAGCGCTATGAGGCTAAGCATCGCTACGACGCCCTCATTGCGGCGGCTGAAGTCGGTCTCCATGCTATCGAGTGCAACCTTGCTATTGTGGAGGCAATCGGGGTACAGTGGAACGCCGACCTGATGAAGTTGCGTGCAAGGCTGGGGCTGTCCTGATTACCTTCGTGGGGGCGGAAAGTTTCGACTGAGCTAGAATACCGCTCGCGGTCTAGCTCAGGACAGGAAGTGCGATTCTTCCTCGCCTCCACCACAAAAACCCTAGTACCCCACTTGACACAGACCCAGCGCACCCCCTATAATGAAAGTGTGGGCGGCGTCTGCTGCCTAATTGACGCTTACTAGGAGGACTTATGCCCATTGAACGTGATGTAGACATTCGGGCGAAGGCGCGGCAGGCAGAACCTGAGGTAGTTAAAGACGGCGATATCGTCCCCGTCCAGGCTACTAGGGACGGCGCTCTCTTCTCGGCTGATTGGTACCTCAAGCAGCTCCTGCGAGGTAGGATTCACCAGGTTGCTTGCGGGGCGACTGACCAGGGGATCACCGACCCAGGTACTTTTGGCGCTGGCGCTTTGGACTCAACGGAGTTCGACTTGCTCATTACGGTGCCGCCAGGTACTGTAATTGTCCCCCTTGAGTGGACTGTCGTCCTGGAGAAGTTCGGTGCCACCGGTCTTCTTGAAATTCTGTTGGCCCGGGGTACTGGTGCTGTGAGCGGCGGGACTGACCTGACTCTGGTGCCGGTCAATCAGAACATGGCGTCCAATAAGGTTAGTGCCCTCACAAACAACGTCGTTGCGCTTGCCGCTGCTGCTGGGACTGGTCTCACGAAGGAAGCTGAGATTTGGCGTGGCGGTCTCCAGCTTGTTGAGGACATCGCGGCCGACGACACTGCCGCGTGGCCCAGTCGCTTCCAGTTCAAAGCCTCATCGCCTGCCGACCTGCACATCTGCCAGGGGCCGACGTTTATTGCGGGGTATATTGCGGCTGTAGGAGGCACAGGCTTCCAGAAGTTCGTTTACGCAGAGTTTGAGACTGGCGAAGACATCGGTTAAGCCGGGGGAGTAGGAGGGACTTACATGCCTATTTTCCCAAGGCAACCAGCGCGTACCCGTCGCATCGGCGGGGCTAATGCAGCACTGACTACTTCTAGTCCACCTGTTACGCAGGACAAGCGGACATGGTTGACTGCTGTCTATGTTGTCTACAGTGCAAACGTTTCTCTCAATGCTACGGTCACCATCAACTCGGGTGTGGCTGGCGGTTTTGACGTACTGCTCTCCACTCTTACCTTCGCTGCCAATCGGTACGGGGTCTACTTGCCAGAACAGCCCATTCCTTTGGCTCCTGAGGATGTAATCGACGTATTGACACCCGCTGGTGGGGCAGGCATCACGGCGGCTGTGGAGATCAAGTTCGAGCACGAGTACCCTGTGCCTGATGTTGTGGGCCGGTATGAGGCTGAGCGTGCGGAGGGTCGAGTCTAGTGCCTAACTACATCGACGGCCGCCTTCAGGAACGCGACTATCCGACATTCGTAGACTTGGATTCCATCATCACCATCTTGGGCTCGACCCGCACGGTGCTCTTCCCTTTCATAGAGTCTGTGGGGCAGGTAGTCCAGTCGTATGAGGAGAGTGTTCACGACCTAACCCCCAGCGACGGGGCTGCGCGTGATCTAGAAGCCGAGTTCATCCCCTACAAGCACAGTGGCGGAGTCCATTCCTACTTCATCGACAGGTCTGTTAACAACCACCTTGCGGTCGGCGCTGACCATGATGACTTCAGCGCTATAAGTGGGGGCGTGGATGCGGCCTTCTCTGTTGGTGCCTGGTGCCTACCGCGACTGGCCGGCACACAGCAGGCCCTGTTTGCCAAGTACGATGTGGCGGGGGGATTCCGAGAGTGGCAGCTTTTCCTCAATGCTAGCGAGGAGATTCAGTTCGAACTGTTCGATGAGAGCATCGCTGACGCGAATGCTGCGGTCACCGCCCCGGGCGCGACTGCGCTGACGGTCAACGAATGGGCCTTTGTCGTGGCGACGTATGGGGGGCAGGGGGGCGCCCCCGGCTTCGCGGGCTCTTCAATGACCCTGGCGGTCTACTTGAATGGCGTCGACGACACAGGTACTGTCGCGGGGAGCGGCGGCGACGATTACGAGGATACGGAGAACACGGCAACTATCCCTCTGGTGGGTGCCGCAGATGACTCGGCTGGCCCCACGTTTGAGTGGGAGGGGCGGATTGCCCTGCCCTTTGTCTGTGGTAAAGAACTCTCAGCCGGCGAGGTCTCTCAGCTCTATGGGCTGGGGCGCCGGTTGCTTGGGCTAGCTTAGGAGAAATTGAACTATGCCTATCACACCAAAACCTGCCTTTACCGAGAAGCTGGCCGATACCGATACGCCATTTGATGTAACTCTGGCGGTCGTAGCCACGGCTGAAGACCTTGTGACTGTGCCAGCTAACAAGTTTGGCCGCATCATCTCTTTTGTGAACGAAGGCCCGGGGGATATTGCACTGAGCGCCGACGCTACAGCAACAACCTCCGACCTGTTGATCAAAGAGGGAGAAGCCTACTCTGAGTCCCGACTAGAGGTTTCAACAAACTTTAGTTTCATCAACGTAACCGTGGCTGCTCAGCCTCGGGTGCGTGGCGTTCTTTGGAGCGGCGATTAATGCCTATCTTCCCTGTGCAACAGCCCTCTCGGAAAACTTTGGCAGCGCTGCTTCTGCCCGCCTGGTTGCAGATGCAGACGAGTCCAACAGGCAGTCTGAAGTCGCTGAAGGAGGGGTTGGACGAACTGGAGAGGGTACTGGAGGATTAACATGCCTTGTACATTTGACCACAAGACCAGTACGGTGCAGCCAGCACAGGACTTCAACGTCCAAACGCCGGCCGCGCAGTCTACGGGGACGGCAAACCCGCCTATCCCTGCTGACCACGCGCAGCAAACGCCTGAGTTCCTCCAGAAGCTCATCAAGCAACTGAATCAGCTTAAGCAGGAGCAGAGTGTCCTGTACGCTAAGATGTACGGGTCTCCGCACTCTCTTATGTCGCATGAACCGCCACACATGCCTCCCTATGAGGTGCTGGAGGAGTACCGGCGCCAGGACAGGGAGTTTGACACCAAGATTTCGGCACTGAAGATGCAAATCCAGGAGCTGAGAACTCTCTTGGCTCGTCCTGCGGTACAGCCCGAGCCCGAACTAGAGAAGGCCCCTGCTCCAGCGACAGGCGCGTAGCGGTGGCTGACCACGGCGACCGGCGCAAGAAACTCCGCAGCTCCCATGCGAAGATGACGGTTGGCGCGAAGATCAGGAAGTTGCGTCGGGAGGGGAAATCACAAGATCAGTCCGTTGCAATCGCACTTAGTATGCAGCGGCGCGGAGAATTGAGAAAATAGTGGTTAGCATAGAGGAGGACAGCAATGGACTGGACGGCTATTCTTCTCGGTTTCAACACCCTGGATACCGTCTGGGGTGGTTTGCTGCTCATCTGGTTCGTGTTCTGGCGGAGGCGTAAGTCCGGTGACTAAGCCCCAAGCTGCTAAGCGCCTGGAGGCGGGAGACTTTGAGGATGAGAATACTCAACGCCTCTTCTTTGGTTCGGAGCCTCAGGATGAGATAGACTGGATTGAAAACTTCCTCAGCATCGACTCTGAGCAGGGTAAGATTGTCCAGTTCCACCTCTACCCCCAGCAGATCCAGATGGCCCACAACAAGACGGGCCGTGATCTCACGGTCAAGGGTAGGCAGACTCGTGCGTCGTCCTACATCCTAGCGAAGAACCTCCGCCGGATGGTTACCAGCCAGGGGTTGAAGCAGCTAGTGATGACTCAGGACGACCAGACTACCGCTACGTTCCGTGGGCGAATCAAGCACCACCTGAAGGACTTGACGCAGGCAGGATTCCCTTTCGAGATTGCGCTTGATAACGAGGACGAGCTTGTCTTCAAAGACATTGACTGTCGCTACATCTGGGCTTCCGGCCACGAGCAGACCGCAGGTAGGGCTTACAGTGCCCACATCTGCCATCTGTCGGAGTTTGCTCACTGGCCGCTGGACAATGCTGCGACCCTCATTGGGGGCATTACGCCGTCTGTGCCCGGGCCGCCGGCGGGGTGGATGGACATTGAGTCCACGCCAAACGGCGCTGAGGGTCAGTTCTACGATATGGTGATGGACTCCAAGACCTACAATCCAATGTCGCGCTGGTCAACACACTTCTACCCCTGGTGGTTGGAGCCACGCTACCGTGCGGGTACTACCTCTGGCTGTGATATACTTTACGGTGACTCCGAATGGGCGCGTCACCTCCAAGACTTCCGAGCGACAGAGGAGGAGGAGCGGCTCAAGGACGAGTACGAGCTAGACCCTGGGCAGTTGATATGGCGCCGCATTCGGAAGGCGGAGCAGGACAAGACGAACGCCCCCTTCCTTCAGGAGTACGTGGAGACGTTGGATGGCTGCTTCCTCACTGCCGGCGGGAACTACTTCGGGACTCCCGATGGGATCAACCACCTAGAGCAGTACCGTCAGACTGTCAAGCCTCCGAAGGAGGTGGTGGAGAGCCTGCCTGGAAGTTCGGTACACTTCGCTGGCGCTGGCCTGCACATCTGGCAGCGGCCGCAATTGGGGCGCCCCTATGCCGTTTGGGTGGACTGCGCTGGTGGGGGCCTTGAGGAGAGTGCTGACTACACCGCCATCGTTGTGCTGGACTGTGCGGAGATGTTCATCGCTGCCCGTCTGGCGGTCAAGGTGGCACCTCAGGAAGCCGCGCCGATGGCAGTAGCGATTGCTGCGTACTACAACACCGCCCTCCTAGGGGGTGAGCGTGACGCCTTCGGCTCGGTCTGTGTGGACAAGATTCAGGACATTGGTTACAAGAAGTTGTGGTACTGGCTCGAGCCTGGGCAGGCGATGTCTATTAGTAAGCCCATTCAGAAGCCGTGGGGCCACCCTACTCAGATACGTCAGCACATCCTGAGTGCCCTTCGTGAGAAGGTGTTCGAAGGGCTGTTTCATACGTCGGATGGTTGGATGGTACAGCAGTTTGGCGCGTTTACGTGGCAGAAGGTAGCGCAGAAGCGCCACGGCCTGAAAGAGGCAGGAAAAGGCCAGAAAGACGACCTCGTGATGTGTGCGGCCGGCCTGGCATACATTGCGCCTTTGGCTTCAGCAAGGTATAATACTAAGCAGAGGGCACCAACAGGCCCCATTCAGGAAAATGAAGTGGTCGTTCTCGGTAGAGGCGGTGTTGTCGTTTCTCGTGGGCCTGCCCGAGAACGGGTGAAGCCGTGGTTGAGGTAAGCTAATGGCAATTCCAGGAACAGCTCTAGTTCAAGGCAGAAGTCGCCTGGATGACCTGAAGAACGGTCTTCTGACGAGGCACCGGCAGCTAAAACAGTTCTGGAGGCCTCTCAGTCTCCGCCAGGACTACTGGAGCAATATGTACTGGATGCTAGATATTCTTCAGCAGTCGAAGCCCCTAGGTGTGGCCCGCCGCTTCGTGTCGAACGAGCCGCGCACTGGTGTCGACGCGGCGCTGGCTATCCTTACCCGGAACCCTACTATCTGGCGCATCCCCCTCAAGGGGGCAGAGGACGAAAATCAGGAGGAGCGGCGTCGGGTGGGGCGCATTGAGCGGACGCTCGAGGGCTTGGTCTATGATATGGACGAGCTATTCGGGATGCGCCTCCAGCCTTCGTTTTGGAAGCAGGTCGTCTGGATGGGTTTGATGCGGGGGATGATCTGGGGCAAGTTCCACATTACAACGGAAGCGTTGAAGTACCGGCACTCTCCGCTCATTCCAGAAATCTACGACTCGCGCCTGGTCTTCCCGCACATTGACGATTGGGGGTTAAATCAGGTCGTCATTGAAAAACCTACTAATCTAGGTAATCTGGTTGCGAGCTACCCCGGGGTGTATGGGGACTTCCTCGAGCGTAGTGACTATGATCCGCATACACCAGCACTGAAGATAGAGTTCTGGAGTAACGACAGAGGTGACCGTAAAGGTATGTCCGCTGTTCTCGCTTCGGTAGGTACGCCTACAGCAACGAGTGGGTTCACGGGTATGGTGATTGGGGATACGATGGGTAAGGACGCTCGTTGGCTCGTGCCTCCGTATCTACATGGTTACACCTACGAGGAACTTCCTGTTGTAGGCGTGGCGGTGAATGGTGCCCCTATTACTCATAAACCCGCTATCCTTTCGCCCCTGGAGGAACGCCTCCAAGAACGGGCCGATCTACTGTCGATGGAGTCGTTGGCGTGGCACGGCCCCGCTTCCTGGGTGGCTGAGCTGGGGCGCGGTATTCTGAGCGCTGTTGAGGAACAGGTGCCTCAGTACAACGAACTTATCGCTACCATCTTCCAACATTTGACGATAGAGACCTACCCTACGTGGATTTTTAAGACTCCTACTGGGGAACTACCGGAATTCGATCCGGGTATTGGGGCACAGGTCGCGCTGACGCCCCAGGAGTCGGTGGAGCGAATGGTTCCTACGCCCATTTCCCCGGATGCCTACCGTCTGATAGATATTCTTCAGGAGGAGAGGCAGAAGGGTATCCTTTCCAACATACTCCAGGCAGTGACGCCCAATCTAGCTAGTGGTGTCCTTCTCCAACAGATTTCGAATGCGGCTTTAAGCTCACTTGATCCCTACGCAGTAGGCCCCCAACAGTTTGGAACGCGCATGGGTACGTCTATCTTGGCACAGCTTCAGAAGGCGGCGCCTGTCATTGGCTCATTCGAACTCCAGGCCGCTACGCCTAAGAAGACTTGGTTCAACATTGAGTTCGATCCGGCCAAGGAGCTAGATGCAGGGCGCCACTACCGGCCGGTACCGGTGATGAAGCCCGCCTTGCCCGATGACCTGACTGTCCGTATGACGGCTGCGCGTATGGCTCTTGACCCGCGCCGGCCGATGCTGTCGCTGATGACTGTGATGGAGGACATCCTCTTCATCGACGACCCCACGGCTGAGGCTGACCGCATTTGGGAAGACCTCGCTCAGACCGACCCTCTTATCATCTTGGAGCAGATGGCTATGGCTCTCGAGCGTCATGGTGAGAAGGAGATGGCAGCTCGCATCCGCCAACAGGAATTCGCGGCGAAGTTTGTTGAGGAAGCGAAGATGCGCCAGCTTACAGGCAGCGCTCCTGGGCAGGAAAACCTGCCAGCTCCAGCACCTGGCGCCGGCCCGCTCAGCCTGTCGACAACTCGTACTGGAACGGAGAACCCTCAGCCAGAAGGCGCTCAGGGGCTTGGGGCGATGGGAGAGAGGACGACAGTTTAGATGACTCAGGGAAGTAGGTTGGCTGATCGTCTTGTCTCGAGGCTCTTTGGGACACCCCCCGAGCCAGAACCTGTCGAACAGCCTAAGCCGCCGATGTCGGTGAAGGCACGTTTAGATGACGCACGCAAGTCGCGTGCAACCTCCGCACGTAAGATGCGGCAACTAAGGATGTTTTAGCCATGTCACACGAACCAGGACACCCCGAAGAAGAAGACGGGAACTTAGGCAATCTTGCTAACCTAATAGTTTTCTGTCAGAACAATCGAGACGCGCCGGAGTGTGCTTTTATGGCTGATGTGGGTGGAGGTGCCGAAGATACGGCCGTCTCCCGCACGACTACAACCGCGCAGGATTCCTTTACGAAGGAGACGACCGACGAAATCATCCAGCAGACCCAGCGCGTGTTCTTTGCTGTACCCACGCCTGAAGAGTTTCTCAATGAGTTTGGCAATGCCTTTTCTGGCTTCATCGCCAACGCAGAGGAGGCTGGGCTAAGCGGGGGGGACATTAACCAGATGCGTGACCCTAGCTCGGGCTTCATGCAGCAGATGTTGGATGAGTATAGGGGAGAGCTTGCACAGATGGCTGCTAGGGGCGAAGACCCCTTCGAGTTGGCTGGATTGGGGGGAGAACAGGTACAGGTCGGTGAGCGCCCGGGCCAACGTGTTGAGACAGAGACGGAGCGGGTGTCTCGGTTGGAGACTGAGGCAGCTACTCGGGGAGGCTCTACGACGATTACGACCCCCTTGGGCACTACAGCAGGCGAGGGTGGGGAGGCACAGGAGCCTTCAGGGCCTCCTTCCACTAGGACTGTGACCGAGGGCGGTACGGAGACTGGTACGGCTGTGTCAACGGCTGATCGGACGCGCACCTTCGAAGAGACGGAGGAGATTGTCCAGCGCCCCAACATCACTCCGATCTTCAAGCTTTCTCCTACTACATTCTTCCTCCAGCGTTTCAACCCTGGCCCTGTTGAGGGAGAGACGCCAGAAGAGGGTAGAGAGAGGTTCCTTGGAAAGCTAGCAACAGAACTACGAGCGTCGGCACCACGGCAGCGCCCTAGAGGTGGCTCGGTAGCGGTGTCTGCGAGGAGAACATAGTATGGCTGAAGCAGGTTCCTTTCTTGCCAACGCGGCAGCTCGGCGTCGTACGCTAACGGCGGCCCGTGACGCTCTGCTTGACCGTCCTGGAACAGTGCGTCGGGGTGGGCCGCCACCTCCGACAGCACCCGCTCAGGATAAAACCAGCCCTCAACAGGACGCTCTGGCTAAGCGGCCGCAGCCGCCTGAGCAGGCGCAGCTCCCGGGTGAGCCCGCGCCGGCACCAGGACAACAGCCGCAGCCTGCGGGCGACCAACTCGGTCTTGACCCTGAGCAGCGTGCAGAGTTTCTGGGGCAGATTACATCCTTCCTCGATCAGATGAAGGCAGAGAGACGCGCAGAGTTACACCCCAGTGTGGGGCGCGTTCGCCGATTCTTCGGGAGCGGGTAAACAATGACCATTCGTTTCGGCGATGAGACTGTCGGAGAGGCACGCGAGCGCGAGCAGGTAGCTAGCGAACGCCAGCGCCGTCAGGTTGTTGTGCGACCAACACCGACGCCGCCACCTCCTCCCGCCGCGCCGACGCCGGCTCCTTTGCCGACGCCTATAGCTACTCCAACCCCTCCACCTGTGTCTGACAGCACCCCTGTGCGGGGTAAGGTCTACCAGGTAGAGAACGAGGGAGAGTTTGACGAGACTGTCTCTTTCTGGGAAGACCGCAACTTTGAAGTTGGCGACGAAATTCAGGGCACACTGCGGGACAGGTCGCGGCCGTACACGGTGCTTGAGAAGGCCCCCGTTGAGGGGACTCCTTTGTGGAACTATCGAGTGGAGCCGGCCGATGTCTTCCGGCCCTGGCAGCCCGACCCCGAGTTGCAAGAGGCTACGGCAGACGAGTTCGTCAAGTTCGTTGAGATATTCAATAGCGTCTCTACTCTCGAAGATCGCGTTCCTGGGGAGTTGAGAGAGCTCGTTCCTGTACAGCCTCCCCCTATTGTCGGTACCCCCGAGACTGTGACTGAGGGGTATGGAAACATCTTCCTCACCTACAAGAACCTCCAGCAGTATGCTAAGTTCATGGACAGGTACCATGCAGATGCAGTGCAGGGGATCAACGAGGCGCAGCGGGAGGCTTCTCCAGAAGCTCAGTTTCGGGCGGGTACGCTCAACCCCCTTGCGGCAGTTTCGTTGGCTCTGTCTCAGATTCAGGAGGAACACCCTGACAACTACTCGGAGTTTCTGTCCTCAGAAGCGGGGCTGAACGAGCTTTGGAACAGGGCGTCGACGCAGTTCCTGTCTGTTCCTCCGCCCGTGGTGACCCTTGACTTGAGACATCCGGGCGTGTTCGTGTCTGCGGTGGAAGAAGCCTATGTGCCTGATGTGCCCTTCCTCAAGGATGCACTTCAGAAGGCAACGGAGATCGGTCTCGACCCCATCTTTGTTGGTACGATGGCAGTCTTCCCTCTAGCGGCCGGAGCAAGTAAGACGAGGATGATGTTGCGACTGGCTGTAGAGATCGGTGCTGGAGAAGAAGCTGCTGAAGCTGTTGGTCTCCCGCCCATAGTTGGTGCCGTTGCAGGCCCTCTTGCTCTTGGCCCAGCGATACGGGGCTTCACCCGAGGGCTGTATAAGTCTGCACTCCAGAAGGCGCGGGTCAATCCCGTTGCGGGAGAGCCGGCAACAGAAGTGCTGCGTGCGAGCGGCGGTCTGCCTAACCCCCAGCGGGTGGTGGGGCCAAACGGGGAGACTATTGGAGAGGCAGTGGTGTCGCCAGCCGAGGCCCGTGCAGGTCGCCACACTTTGCAGGCGACTGGCCCCGAAGGAGCCGAACTAGGTAGACTTCAGTGGCGGACACCTGGGCACATTATGGATGTAGTGGTTCAGGCAGAAGGGCAGGGCCTTGGTACCTCCCTGATGGAGCGGGCGCTAGCGGACATCAGTGCGAGCGGAGCAAAGACAGCTACAGCGGACTTGAATACAGCGGCGGGGATAAGACTCTTCAACCGCTTTGGCGCCACCCTACGCAACTTGAAGGGGAGCACACTCTCACTCGACGACGCCCTCAAGGCAGTTGCTGAAGGTAAAGGGGTGACGGGCTCTATCGCTTTGGATAGTAGGCTGGCTGGGCAGCTCACCTATCAGCGTGCTCTGCGGAGTGTGCTAGCCCCAGAAGTAGCAGAGGCTGGGGCACGATTGCGGTTGCAAGTGAAACGATTGCGTCAGCAAGCGGCAGAACTTCGGACTCTCCCCGCCAGGGGTAGGCAGCGAGTGGCAAACGAACAGCAGGCTGCCATCCTAGAGGCGAAGGCGTCCTCATTGCTAGGTGAAGGCCCCCCACTGCCAATTACGCTCTCTCAATTCCCCGGAGGGCGTGGGGGGGGTGCTCTTCCGGCAGTCGCTGGTGGGGCTGACGGCGCTACTGTCCCGTTGCTGGAACAAGTCATCGAGGCGAACATCACCAGGCCGGCCGCTCAGGACTTCCTCAGGAAAGCGGCTGGTGCAATGGGGCACATCCCGGGAGTCCGCCAGCTTGTTCGTGCAATCAACATTAGCTCGATTGCAGACGACCCGATCATTCAGGGAGGCTTTGGCTACCAGGTCCTGAAGGACGTGGACGACGCTGCACGGGTGCTGAGTATGGCCGGCTTCAGGGGGAGCCGCGTGCCCTTCGTCCAGAACCACCTAGCGCAGATCTGGGTACCCAACGCTCCGGCCGCTTCCCGTCTCGAACGAGGCATTCAAATCCTTCCTCGAGCGGTGGGTAAGGGAGGCGAGTGGGTTGCCTTCGGAGACGTGTTCGAAAGTGTGCTACGGCAGGAGTCTAAGTATCTGAGTCGGCTGACCGATGACCAGGTGAGCTGGATGATACGGGCAGACTCTGTGCTGGGCTCCTACGTCCGTCAGGCAGAGCGGGCAATTGGAGAGACGATCTCCAAGCGTCCTGCTTGGTGGCCTCGTTTCGTTATCGACCCCAGCAAGAAGGCGTTTACTGTGGGCAGAGGCCCGAGCAAAGTCCCGTCGTTCTTCAGTCGTGTTGTTGAGAGTCAAGAGGAAGCCATCACAAACTTGGGCATCAGGTACCGCCCCGATGTGTTGGCTCAGATGGACAACGCCATCGCTGGCTTCCAGCGGGTGGGTCGAGACAAAGTGCTGTCGGACTGGCTGGCAAAACAGGGCATCATCAAATATGGAGAGACTTCTCTTATGCGGGTGCCCGCGAAGGGGGTAAGCCCCTTTGCTCGGGGAGTC